CGGCATATTCAAAAAAGGGCAAAGTTGTGTCATGCTTCGATGTTGCCAATGATGAACATTGTAGTGAAGGTCGATGGTATTTGTTGTATTTCGTTTGGAATGACACGGAATGTAAAATAGATTAGTCTTTGTTGGTTTCCTGGATTGTTCGGTCAACCATGCGTAGATGTATCCCAATTTCACGCCCCAAGGCTGAGTGTCCAACGAGATTCCACAATACCAATATATATTTTCGATGAAAAATTCCCGTTTGTTTGGTGAGGAAACATACAACAGCGTTCCTTTGGCCCATTCTAGCGGTACATGTATATCCGTCAAGTGTTCCACGTGTTCCCATTGTCCATTTGAGTTGACTTCCATCAACAGACAAACGTGTCGATTCAAACAATACGTAGTCCAAATATAGTACTTTTTGCCATATGGTATGGCCACAACAACATCATAGTGATTGGGGATTTGCTTCTTATGTAACTTGGTTTCATAAGAAACTTTGAATTTGGGGAATCTCTTCATTACTTCATTCAATTCATTTTGTGTCAACTGCGACGACATGGTTTCTTCCTTTTTGTTCTTGTTTATTCTTCTTCGTCTTTATGCTTCTTTCATTCGTTGCGGAATTCATTCAATGTTACAAAGGGTATATTGTGTTTGATGCACCATTGTTCGCATTTAAGCAAATTGTATTTGACCAATTCCTTCAAGCGCGTGGGTTTTTCATCTTGGCGAGACGAGACGAGGGCCAAAGTATTCGATATAGTTTCAATTTGTTGTTGAACAAAACAACAATTGTATTCTTCCATTTTTGATAGGAAATAATACGACGGGTGTTTGCTCAAAAAATGCAGATGATGGTCGTCGGTACAAATCATATTGCAAAACACATTATAGAAATACGGAAGGCACGAAGAGAAATCGGTGGGTAAAAAATTCATACAAACTATATATTTTTCGGCATTGGCGTATCGGCTTGTATCGGGTTTGGTGATATAGACGCGTTCATAAAAGGACGACAAAATGAACAACAATTCCAACGTTGGCAACAAAAAAATGTCGAAAATTTTCAGTACAAAATGTCCCCTGTGTTTTTGCATGGACAAGGCAAATGAAATTTGCGCAAACAACAACTTTAGCATTTTGCGTTCTTGGTCATCAAAATTGTCGGTAAAATCGAATCCGCCGTCGGCAGTTACCAAATCCATGGAACCCGCATACTTGGATGAGCAATACTCGAAATTGGTTCGAGACAAAATATTGCCCGTACCATCCGGCCCATTTTCCAAAACGACGTGGGGATGAGAACGTAAAAAGTTTCCTGTTTTTTTCCATCCCGGAACATTGACGTCCGTATCGTCTTGCAATGTCATTCCTATATACCGGTCGCGATGGTTTCGTCGCAAATGATGCACGGCTTCAATGAACCCCCCGGGACCTTCGGCCAAATGAAACGTTTGTATATTGGGTGACACAAACGTGAATTGAAAATGTTGATAAATTTCAATCATTTTGAAAAAGGAGCGCGACAGTGGACGGAGATTGGCTACACATTTGTGCGTATTGGGTATGTACGTGTGAATAAACTCGTATGGATTGGTGTATTTTTTAAAATGTTCCCATTCTTTCGAAATCGTATTGATTTTTTGTTTTATTTCCCGTAAATACAAAAACAGAGACGCGCGTTCCTCGCCCACCCCTTCTTCATGCGGCAAATAATTCAGATATTTGTATGTTTGCGAAAAATTGTGCGGAAGCAGAAAATACAACATTTATTTCGTCGTCGTGGTTTGGTTTTGGAATCACTATAGTGTTTTGTATTTTATATTTATTTGTTTTTGTTTTTTTCAAGAACTAAAACATGGAAAATAAAACATAAAGAGAAGAGGGGCAAAATACACATAAATCATTGTTATGGCTGACCCCAGTACGTTTGAAAGAAAGGCAAACAGCGACGGAACTCCGAACCCCAAGTATGTGGATTTGTTGGACGAGGACCCTCCCATTGCTGGACAGAAATTTGGTGTTTTTTCGTTTTTGACCCCCGGTAAAATTTTGAAAAAGAAGGAATTGTTTTATTTCACAGAATTTGTCAAACAGTGGGAATTCGTAAAATCCATGTCGAAATTTATGGATTTTCTAAATTTCGTAGCTTACAAATACAATCTCAAATTGGATGTGTTGATGAAAGATTACGAAGAATATTTGAAAGTGGAAGCAGAACGTGTCAAAGAGGAAAGTTCTGTCGAAGACGATTACAAAAATTTCATAGACAAAAATGAAGAACGTTTGTCGGCCAAATTTCAAAAGGACAATCAATTTCAAACGTCGGTGTTGGGAATCAAGGCCCGAGGAAATTTCAACAGCGAAGAAGAGGCGAGAGAGCATGCCAAACGAACACGTGACCGTGACCCCAACCACAACGTGTATGTGGGACCGGTAGGTACATGGATGGTGATTGACCCGGACCCATACAAAACCAAGGAAATCGAGTTCATGGAAGAAGAATTGAATCAATTGCATCACGAGAAGGTGAAGAATGAAACAAAGGCGCGTGAAGAATTCGAACGACGCATCAAGGAGACGAAACGCAAGGCGATTGAAGAGAACATTGAAAAGGCACGGAAAACGGGAAACAAACTTACCCAAAGTATTGATGCTCAAGGCAATTTGGTGGGTGTCAAAGAAACGGTCGATTTCGATTCGCGAGAAGTGGCCGACCCCGACAAGCACGAAGAATTGTTTCAGGAACTGGTGAAACAAGCGAATACCGTCCCCACTACTAAAAAACGTGCCAATTAGCGAACATATTTGCCAGAACGTGAAAATCCATCCACGACATAAATGATGAAGACACCCAAAAGCATATACAAAACAAATTCTTCGGTAATAAAATTTGTTTTTTCTGTTCTTTGTTCTTCTAGCAAAATAGTCATATAATTCAGTCTCTCCCAAATTTTGTCCATTTCGCGGTTCGACGTGGTTGTCGCGGCATTGGTTCCGTTGAATGGCAACAGATGTTTGGGGGGAGTATACACATATTGATAACTGCTATAGTTGTTGTTGCTGTCACTTTCCGGAAACGGGGATATCGGTGTGTATCGCGGAAATTCTTGTTCTGCAGTGGTTTTCGATTCTTGAGGTGCTTTACTCAATTGCGGCAAGGGAATGAAGTCTCCCATCCTCTCGTCGTTTCCAGCAGCCGTCAATGTATTTTGCAATATTAGTTGATTCATTTTTGTCAATCGCGTTTCCTTGTCCGCCGCATCGTGAAGAATGGGTTGTCCCGTTGTTTCCAACGAATTGGTATCTTCTATTTTGGGTTTGCCAATTGTGGGAATACGTTTTTTTCCGGCGGGGGGGTGTGTTTCGTCGGCGGACTGATAAGTGGAATAGGACAAGGAGCTCATAATATAATAATTGAAATAACTATATATATTGTGTATGTAAAAATAACATTGTTTTATCGTTCTAAACTATATACAATACAACCAAAGAATGCCCAAAAGTAAGGCAACACCAAAGACTTCCTTAACAAAATTCATTGCTCAATTGAATCTCAACCAATGGGTCGAATCATTGAATGCAAGTCGTTTCTTTGCTGGCATCATGATTATCATATTGAATATTGCATCCAAATTCATAACCATTCATTTTTCCAAATCCATGGAGTCCTTTTTGAAATATACGTTTAGTAGAAACATTTTGGTGTTTGCCATTTGCTATGTTGGTTCTCGCGACATATTCGTTTCGTTGTGCATCACAATCGTGTTTATCTTGTTTATGGATTTTTTATTCAATGAGGAATGCTCGTTGTGTATTTTACCCAAAAGTTTTACGGAATATTATACCAAACTGATGGAAAATATGGAAAACAAGGAAGCCCAGCCCACACCGACGGAAATCAAAAAAGCAATCCAAACACTGTCAAAAATGTCCGCGACATAATCAATTCCTGCGACATAATCAATTCCCCCGTCTCAACGCGGTGATATCGCGCAACAAGAAAGTCCCTGGTGAATTTTTGAGTGTTATGTTGCCCGTTTTCCAACTGTCTGCAAAAAGTTGACTGTTGTGAACAATGTCTTCTCCCACTGCCGCGTTCCAGGCCACAAACAGCAACAGCAATACGAGGAAATTCACCGTGTCTGTTCTCCACTGTATACGTTCGTTCCGCACCACATACAGTGGAATCGCTTTGATTGAAATGTTGATTGCGAGAAACCATAGAACGTGGGGATTGTGATACATCCACATGATTGAAATTATGACTAGATTGGCCGTCAACCCAATCCACAGGGCCAATTTCGGTGAACTGCGAATCCACCCCCACCAATGCAACAAAAACCAGGCAAATATCCAATAAGAAAGGACCAAATCAAACCGATACTGATACATGGAGGCCAATATTTTAATATCGTGTTATTTTTCTTCGTCAACGATGACCTGACATGTGGCTTCCTTGGTGTCGTCGTTGTCATCTTCGGGTACAATTTCGTAATTGCATTTGCCGTAATAAGCGCGTCGTTTTTTCCATTGGTTTTGAAATGGTTTATGCACATCCACAATATCTACAATCGTGGGACGAAATCCGTGGTTCGTTCGTAAAATCCGACCCACACATTGCACAATGTCGGTTCTCGGCGTGGCCAACACTAGAGTTGACAAGGTAGGAATGTCCATGCCCTCGGAGGCCATAGCATACGACCCGAGAATGATTTGTTTTGTTTTGCTTTCATTCAATTCTTCTTCTTTCATTCCTCCCTTGTAATAACCTACCGTAGCAAAAGCGGAAGTCTCTTTGTATAAAAAACACAATAGAGAGAGGTTGTGGGCCAATACCAAAATCTGGGAACGAGGATTCATTTTGCGCAGACGGTTCAATGTATCGACGATAAAATACGAGCGTGGTTTGTATTGACATATTTTAGCAATCATTCTTGAGTAGAGAGGGTCGCCTTTGTAATCGTACTCGGTTTCGGCATATTCGGGGTCGTTGGGGGGAACATATCGCAAAACACGTACTATGGCGCGAGAATCGTCCGTTCGTTCCGTTTGGCTGTAGATGCGTGGGCCGATGAACATATGTAGCAAATCAGTGAGTCCATCTTTTCGGTCCACCGTCGCCGAAATACCCAGCATGTATCGCACGGATAAATTCCGCAATGTTTTCGAGAATTCTTCGCTGCCTATGCGATGCACTTCGTCGATGATGAGCAAACCAAAGCTGTCGAGAGACGGACCATAGTCTCGCGAATACATTGTTTGTATCATGCCGAACACAATATCTTTCTCGTCAATGTCAAACTCTGCACCTTGTATGATGCCAATACGCAACCCGGGAAGAAATTGTTGAACACGTTCGACCCATTGATTCAACAAACTGGTTTTGTGTACTAGAACCAGTGTTTTCAATTTCAAAACGGAAACAATATAGATTGCCATGACGGTTTTGCCATATCCGCAAGGAACTTCCAGAATTCCACCGCCACAGCCTCCGGAAACGTGATTCAAATAAATATCGACAATATGTTGTTGATAATCTCGCAGTGAACATTGGAATTCGTGGCAGTCGATGGTCTCTCCGGGAGATATTTCGGATTTTACTTCCGCGTCGTTCGTTCGGTATCGTTCCAGAGCATAAAAGCGTGGAATGTATATTTTGTGTTCGTTTTCACGAAATACCACAATAGGTTGGGGTTTGGGTTTGCCGACATTGTGCAGTTTGGGAATCAATGACAATTCCTGTCGCAATTCCTGCAAATCGTATGGCGACATACAGGATTTGATTATGGTGAATCCGCGCCGTGTAAGTTTGGAGTTGCGGCAAATATTTTTTTTATAATCACAGTCTAAAAAATATTTGCCTTGTTCCTTGGTTTCGTGTTTTGTCATTGTTTCTGTGGTCGGATAGGATAACAAAATACGTCGGTTTTGTTTATGTAATTTCAATCGACAGAGGGGGGCGTTATGTTGTTCATGTCGGACTCGTCCCGGCGAAGAGGTATTTCAAATTCAAACAAGAATGTTTCTTCGCCGTTCGTATTGTTGGTTTGTACATTCCGTATGAAATTGTCCAGGGGTTCTTGGAAATTGAACAGTGGATTGGATGTCAATTGTTGCATTATGGTTTGGACTATATTTTCGGTGAATTGTTCGGGTGTTCGCGGCGCGGGTTGTTCTGTCGACACATTGTTGTCGTTTGTCGACACATTGTTGTCGTTTGTCGAGACATTGGTGTCGTTTGTCGAGACATTGGTGTCGTTTGTCGAGATATTGGTGTCGTTTGTCGAGACACTGGCACTGGTAGAAGGCTGTGCCGTGGTGTTGGCAGACGAAACAATGTCTTGCCGACAAATGGGGCATGTGCGGCCACGACGCAAATACTGGGAGAATGATTCTCGATTGAAATAATGACCACAATGCAACATACTGATGTTATCTCCATTTTCAAAGAGGGTCATGGCGATGGGACAGCGCGGTTCCGTATGAATTTCACTATTGTAACTAACGTCAATCACGTGATTTCTGATTTGTTCAGAATTCAACAGGTCGTTTCTGTGGGGAAAACTAGTAAACACACCACTATAAAAATTCGTGGGAAGATGTCGGGATTCGGTGCCATTGTTTCTGCGTCGCTGAAACATTTGAATCAATGTCTTGATGTTGGCGTTGTATTCTCGGAATTCTTGCAACGGATAATTGTAATGCACGAAATCACTAATATTGCGATTGTAATTTTGAAGGATAGACAACAATATTTCGCGTTCGTTGTTGAAATGTCTCGCATTGTTGTTGCTCGAGCTCGTGGACGCATCATTCGCGTGTGCATTGTTGTTGTTTTGCAAAATATTTTGCACAATCGCATCTATGATGGTATTGTTCAAAACATCGTTACCAGAAGAAGAGACGGGAAACAATGCTCGAAACAATTGATGCAATGATGCGGAAGTTGCCATAATGGGGATAGATTTATATATACGTATTGTTTATACTATTATTATCCACGTGTCTTCTCGTAAGAAGCAAACACAATACGGCGACAATGATAAATAACAATAGGACATGGTACAAACACAAAAACCAAATGTAAATGTATATTTCATTGTAAATAAGATTTCCAATTGGTTTGAAAAATATGCGTTTGATTTGCTCATTGTCAAAAAAATTACATATTGTTTCAGGAGATATATTCATGGGTATCATTTTAACCATAGAGGAGATTTGTTTTTTTTTGTTTGTTCGCGGTTATTTGCAATTAAAAGAATGTGCAAATGGAATATATCGATTCATGATTTACAACATTAGCGAAGTTTCTTTTCCTTTTACCGAATTGACACTACACAAGCCTACTTTGCCGAGTCACAATTTACTCAAAATGGCATTGAAACGTGAAGTAAGCATTCCTGTGTTTGTCCAACTGCCCGAATGTCAAATTACGCGCATCAAAAAAAATCATTGTGATTTAGTGTTTTCCAACGAACAAATGCATCTCTTGGATTGGGTGGAGCAGATGGAAGAGAGGGCAAAACAAATGATACTTGCGAATTCCGCGTGGTTTGAAACCGATTTCGAAGAAGGGGACATTGAACAATTCATGTTGCCTATATTGAAATGGGTACGCATCAACAAACATTATATATGGAAAGGTGTAGGATTGTCTACGAGTGTTACAGTATACGATGACAAGGCCGTGGTGCGAACCATTGACGAAGTTAAAGAGGGAAGCAAGATTATTTCTATTTTAGAAATACGGGGTATTCGTTTTACGCCCAAAAGTTTCCAATTGGAAGCCGAAATAAAACAAATTATGATAACACAGGCGATGTCCTTGTTTGACAATTGTCTCATCCAACCGCAAACGCGAGCTCCTGAGCCGCCCTCGACGAAACTTGAGCCCTCGAAACTTGAGCCCACGAAACTTGAGCCCACGCAACTTGAGCCCTCGAAACTTGAGCCCACGCAACTTGAGCCCTCGAAACCGCCGGAACCCAAAGTGGAACAATTTAATTTAGAGAATTTGCAAGACGAACAGTTGTTGTCGGAAAAAATGGACGATGTAATAACAATAAACAAACGAATGGATATTCTCAATGAATCATACAAACGTGCAAAAGAAATAAAACGTGTAGCGTTTTTAGCGTATTTGGAGGCCAAAAAGATAAAAAATACGGAATTATTGAATTTAGACGAAGACAGTGATTCGGAAGAAGAGGAATTGATATAGTTTCCTCCAAATAATTTATCATCCGTTTATATAAAGAATGGCGAAATTTAGTGAATCTATCACAAAATTTATGAACAGTAGAAACTTGTTGATTTTTGCTGTGATTCTAATTTTACTTCTTGGTATTTACTATTATTCCAAGACGAAGATGCCCGGAAACGACGGTATGAGCGTGGGACGTTATTCACCCGCCAGTACGGTGACATCGTCCCCCATGACATATGCGGGACCTGTGCAACAAATGCAAACCAACAATATGGAGTATGAATCACATCCAATTGCGAATCCTTCGGACCTGTTGCCCCAAGACCACAATAGTCAATGGACCACGTTGAACCCCGCATTAAGCAACAACAATGTCATTGTCCCCGATTTGTTGGAAGCTGGGTACCATATTGGTTTGGACACCATTGGACAAACATTGAGAAACGCGAATTTGCAAGAACGTTCTGACCCGGTTATACCCAAACAAGAAATAGGTCCATGGAACAATTCGACGATTGAGCCCGATTTAGCTCGCGTTCCATTGGAAGTAGGTTATGGATGCAGATAAACAACACCATAGATGTTTCGAAACATAATTATTCATTATTATTATTTTATAATTATGTTTATGTTGTGTGGTGGATTCAAAACCCAACGTTGTAATTGTCAATGGTTGCCACAGGGGGCAAAGGTGCTATATTGCGAATGTCGCCGTGAATACGCAACCGTTCCATAGCACAGGCCCCTTCGTCTACCTCCAATTGCAGCGCGGTTTCAATGTCTGCCGTTCTATTTTCACTCTGGTATTGTTTGGATTCCTGCAATTTGTCCATGTCGAGTAACAATTGGAAAGCATTGGTTCCGTAGTAACCGTACTGACCACACATGACATTGGCCGACACACCGCGAACGGGGTCGTATTGCGCGTGTCTGGCCGCGTCCAACAATACTTCGGTATGAACTTCAAAGGTGGCTTTGGCAATGGGTCCAATGTTGTCTTTCAAGATGCCCGTGCGGTAAATGGACACCAAACATTTGTTGGACGTCATTCGGTCGCACAATAGACTCAAATGATGGTAATTGATGTAAACACCGGAAAACGCCATAACGTCGTTGAATTCATTGAATATGATTTGTCGTGCGGCTTCAATGCCCAAAACATCAAACACTTCTTTGATGTCGTTGCTGAATGTATGGTAGGGTTCGATGAAATCGAGTGACAATGTGTCCAACAAATTGGAACCCACCGTATCCAAAATCCATATTCCCTTTTTTTCTACAAACTTTCCGTCCTCTTTGTCCAAGATTTTGTTCAATTTGCGCGTTTGAACGTTTTCCACGCCCGATACTCCACGCAATACTATATTTTTCAGCAAAGTATCCTGGAAATTTTTCAACAAATAAATATCGTCTGCATTGTCCAAGGATTTCATTTTTTTAGCGCCTTTCCGGAAAACGGTGTTGTTGATGCGTAGGCGAAACACGAGATTGTCCATGTTGAAATCCGAATAAATGCAATGTATTTCATCCGTCGAATAGCTGTTTTGAATAGCGAAATGAATCTCGTCCATAGTAATGTTTTTGTCCAACATTTTTTCTCGATTCATCACTAGACGGATGACCCATTTGCTACCCATATGGGTTTCCGCGTCGTTGTCGTCGTATTGCAACATTTGTCGTTCAAATTCGTAGAATCGTTCGAGCAATTGAGCATCGTCTACAATGTTGGTCAATGTTGGATGAGGGTCAAAACAGATTTCCATGCTTTCGACCACATCAATGAGCCGAGTATGTGTAAGAAGTGTAGCGCAATAATTGGCCTTCTCCTGACTTTCGCGGTCCGCGTCTTTCAAAAACACAGTCATGGACGGGTTCTTGGGATTCTCAGTGAGACGCAATATTTCTTCGATGCGTGGAACACCGCGCGTGACGTTGGATTTGGATGCCACACCTGAATTGTGAAAAGTGTTCAATGTCAATTGCGTAGTAGGTTCTCCCAACGATTGCCCGGCAATAACCCCCACCGTTTCGCCGGGATGGACCAGCGATTGTTTGTATTTCAAACAAACCGTTTCCAACAACAAGACCCAGGCCCGCTTGTGAAATCGTTTGTTTTCAATCAAATCTCGGGGACACAGATAATAATAATACAACACCTGGAACAACACGGTCGGTGGCGAGAACACCATAGATTGCAATTTGGCGTAATAACTGTCCAGCATTTCATACGCTTCCATTGGTGTAATATCAACGGCATTGTTGGGGAGAAGCGACAATTGCCCCTGTATATTGGAAATCAAATACTGAAACCCGACCGGTGTCTGAAGGTTGTTCTCATTTTTATATTGAAATACGCGTTTTACGACAATGTCACGCATTTCGACCATGGTGTCAATCCACCGCTTGCTGACTTGACGCAATTTCTCGATTTGTTGCTTGAACCGTTTCACCGCTTCTTTGGTATAAATACTGGACAAATTCACCTTTCTCTCCTTGGTGAGTCCCGCTGGTGTAAAGTGCTGATAAATTTCTTCGATGGACCGGCTCACCAAAGGAATGCCTTGCGATTCCACTTTGGTCGAATCGAAGCCGTCATCCCCGTACCTGAATTGTATGATTTTGCCCAAACTGTTGCGCACGGTGTTGTCGTATTCCACTTTCAAGTCTTCCAAACCTTTGATGAATCGACGTTGGATATAGCCGGTTTGTGACGTTTTTACGGCGGTGTCAATGAGACCAATGCGCCCGGCCATGGCGTGAAAGAACAACTCGCGAGAAGTCAATCCGGAAATGTAGGAATTTTCAATGAACCCCCTCGCCGACGCCGAATCGTCGTATTTCGTATAATGGGGAAGCGTGCGACTGTCAAACCCATACGAGATTCGTTTTCCTTCCACGTCTTGTTGCCCCAAACACGCAATCATCTGTGTAATGTTCAGCAGAGAACCTTTGGACCCGGACGTAACAATCATCAAGAACCGATTTTTTTTGTTCAAACTGTTTCTCGCTTCCATTTCTGTTTTACTTCGGGCATCGTCGAGGATTTGTTTCACTTGCACTTCAAATTCTTGTATATTGTTGTGGGACGTTTCGTTTTTGAAGATTCCCAAGTGAACTTCATTCAATAAATCCATGACGGCCTGTTTTTTCTCGTCAATGATACGGCGTATGGAATCGTACGTACTTTTACCAGCAATCAAATCACTCACACCAACACTGTAGGAAGATGTTTTCATGAATTCTGTAATGATATTTTGAAAATTGTCAATGAATTGATTCGTAATTTTGTAGCCGAAAGCATTATAGATGCGATGAATCAATCCTTTGGTTCCGCCGTTGATGACCGATTTGCCCATTTGGCCTTGCACGATCTTTCCGTTTTGTATTTCCAACGTGGCCGATGACGGTTCGTCCAAATTTTCGTCGGCGATTTTGTATTTCAGTGACAAGGGAGGCATGATTTGCGACAAAATGTCGTAGTTGCTTACGAACCCGCCGTTTTCCTCCATGGATTGCTTGAGTGCGGACAAATCAATGTGAGGGAACATCATCAACAAACGCATGGCAATTTGCGGCGAATACAATCGTTTGGTTCTCGTAAAACAGAACGCGCCCAACAGGGAATCTTGAAAAATACCTATAATGGGTGAATTGTTGCTAGGACTCACTATTTGCGTTGGTATTGCGGCCAATTCCGCCAATTCAATCTCGGCCACAATGTTTTGAGGAACGTGCATATTCATTTCGTCGCCATCGAAATCCGCATTGTATGGTTTGGTGTCGCCCACGTTCATTCGAAACGTATCCCCCACAAACATTATTTTTACAATGTGCCCCATCATGGACATGCGGTGCAAACTGGGTTGTCGGTTGAACAACACGACATCGCCATCCATCAAATGACGATGCACAATGTCGCCTTCACGTAATACAGTATGGGAGGTATCCAAATTGCGCAGGGAAATGGGGTTTAATTCGCCCTTTCTCTCCAAGGTTTTTGCGCCTGGATATACGTCGGGGCCATTTTTCACCAAAACCGTCAATCCTTTTATGTTGCGCGAATTTACAACAACTGGTTTGGTCAAATTCATGGCTATTTTAAGAGGCACGCCCAATTGATTGATTGACAAATTGGGGTCTCCAGTAATGACGGAGCGTGCACTGAAATTGACACGTTTTCCCATCAGGTTGCCGCGAATGCGTCCGTTTTTGCTGTTGATGCGACCGTAGATACATTGAAGAGGACGTCCCGAACGTTGTGCCATGGGAAACGACCCCTTGACTTTGTTGTTGGCAATCATAGCTACATAATATTCGAGTACCAATGTCATGCCTTGGATGACATTTATGTCTGCGCCTTCGTCGATTTTTTTCTTCAAGTCTGTATTGATTTTAATTATGTTGGCGTAAATCGTCGTCAAATCATCTTCACTTCGCTGTTGCGCGTCGTGTTTCACCGACGGCCGCATCACTGGTGGTGGTACCGGCAAAACACTACAAATCATCCAATCAGGCCGCGACCATTTGGGATGGTATCCCATAAAATATACGTCGTCGTTGCTGATACGACGAAACATTTTTTGCACAATTTCGGGGGTCAATCGACTAGTGATGGTTTCTTTGGACCCCTCCACATCGACATTTTCCCACGTAGCAATCAACGTTGAAAACTGTTCAATGCCTATTTTGGAAGGTTGTTTGTATCCACAACCATCCAAATTGTCGTTGCCGCACCGTTTTATCGAGGAACAGTATTGATATACATATTTCAATCGTTCCTCCGCCGGTCGATTCAAAATAAATTTGTGTTTTTCTTTGTTCATCAACAATTTACTACACTTGTAGCAAATGCATTTGCATATTTTTTCGATTTCTTTCAAATGCTGAATGAAGAAGACGGGGCGTGCTAATTCAATGTGTCCAAAGTATCCCGGTGTTTCTTTGTACGTGAGCCCATCCGTGGGACATATCAACCCTTCTTCCAGCACTCCCATGCGCGGGTCGAACAAACCATCCACTACGGGTTTGTTGTTTACATATGTATCACGGGTTTTGACTTCAACCACCGAATTTTTGCGTATCTCTTCGGGAGACAACATACTAAATTGTATTCCAACAATTCGTGCCGGTTTGTTGTTCATTGAATGCAGTGGTGTATCTTTCAATATATATACGAAAATATTTATATTAATTCAATTATAAATATTTGTAATTCAATTTTTACATACACCAATGAATAAATTATAATATACAAAAACACTATAGAGTTCAAATCATCCAATGTTCATCAACAATGAAATGTTGTATTCGCAAAAGGATATCAATGATATGTGCGACAATGAATTCGCTTTGGAGCGAATGAAATACATAGAAACGGCCTATTTACCGCCAACCAAAAAATGGTACGGCGGCAATCGCGATGCCTCCGCCACGACTGCACGCCGCAAAACCGCCGCTTTAGGGAACCGAGCGCCCAAAGGTATACATAAAAACGTCAATGTTGTCGCCGATGCTTTGTCTCGTGTTCGTGGTTCGGGATACGTTGCTCGTCCCAAGATTCGTGCAAACCCGAACAATGCGCCCACCCCGAGTTGGCCCGCCGGCCCCTTAATACGCCTCCCCAACATTCTACGTTTGACGAAAGAACCGCAAAAAATAGCCACTTGGAGTAGCACGAGCCACGCCAATCGTGAACTCCCCCCCCACTTCTGGGGAGACCCCGTTCACGGACAATACACTTCTATGCGCATCAAAACCGCAACTTTCCCCCCGACAACCACACCGACCTTGGCGGACAGTGGATTTTACAATCGTTTCCGCTATCGAAACGGGGGTTCCCTCTCTACCAAACCATTATACCACTGAATGTCCCGGGCGCCTCAAACGTGCCGCCACCGGTTTCGGGTAATTGCCAACCGGATGTCGGCGACGGTTGACGACCGGAACGAAACCATCATCGTCGGCGTTCATTGCGGGGGGTTTTTTGGTGGAGTGAGCATCGCCTGTGTCTGACGTCGACAGACGGCGACTCTCGCACATCAAACTACCACCACGAATTCCGGAAACATCCTTGGCATAAAATTCGTATTTTTCATTTTCCGCCGGCGTCAATGTAAATTCGACATATTCCCCCAACACTAAATACTTGTATTGAGACTGCGTCACATTCAATGACGAATAGTGAACAAATATATCCTTCTTTTCCATGATTTCTCCGGGAAGAACTGTAATGAACCCAAATCCACCACGACTATCGAACCATTTGACAACACCCAACGTACGAGTAACCGGAACAACAGGAGTCAATTCTTGCGACATTGTAGCAATTGCTTAATGCAATATTGCCGAAATTCTTTATATTGTTTAACATTATACAGAATCGCAAATCGGCATGATACCCGTCATCAAAAATCCATATTTTATTTTATTTTTATTTTTATTTGACATCAGTATTGTTCTCGTTCTGTTGTACAACATTCCAAGTGTGTATCAATGCGATTGCTTCACCAAACGGGATGTTACCGTAAAGACCAGACTGGATTACATTGTAATGATAGAACTCGCGTTTTTGGCAGTTTACATTCTAAACTTTATTCACTTGTGGCGCTTGACAAACACGAGTGTCGGACAGATTAAATTGCTTCATCATTTGAAAATTGTTTTAGGGGTCCTCGTCGCCATCATGGTCGTTCTATATTGTTTCTTGTATTATTTTTTGACCTTGTTGCAAGACAAGGTTCGTTTGAATTGCAGTTGCTTCCAAACCGAATTGAAATACATTGTTTATTTCCAATTGATTGTTTTCTCGGTGTCCTATCTTGTTCTGTTGCACCAACTGTTTATGCAATGGTTCACTAAGTTTTGGCGAAGAACTTATGCGAGAATGGAATGACATCAATCAACAAGACAAACTTGAAAAAATTAACAATCAACAGCAAAGTAAACAAAAACCAAAGAACGATTTCAAACAAAACGAGAGCATTCGATTGATTGAGAGAATATTTATGGAATGTATACATTATAGAATAAAACACAATCATAATCAACGTCACGGGAAGCAAAGAAAAGGAGTGATTCAAGAATGAGAACAACGAATTGGTCAAGGAAGTAGCGGTGTCGTATTTCTTGTTTTCCGGAACCAAAAAGTACGCAACGAGCAACACCGAAAACAAAAGGAAAAGCATGGTAGCATCAATGATTCCTGGAATATTCAAGTTCTTCGTTTTGCCCTGGACATGTTTCAACAGCAAAAACAACACAATATAAAGTGTGAAACTCCAAATCACTAAAATGGCGTTTGTAGGATTCGTTATAAAATCAATCGTGGATGTATTTTTTATAATGTGAGGGGTATGGTACATTCGCTTTGACGAAGGCGTGGGCGTAGGGTCCAATTCTTGCAACATCTATATTTTGATTGTTTATTTTTTGCAACACAACAATAAACAATTCTTATCGCAAATACATCTATTGCCCCGGTCGTCGCAAATACATCTATTGCCCCGGTCGTCGCAAATACAACAAACAATATGCATATTGCGAGACCATTTTGTGCTTGACTTGTTCCGGAATGGGTTGGACATGGTCGTCGTCGTAATAATTCCATTGGTCCTTGTTCAATGCACTTACTGTATAATGCCCACCACGCAACAATCCTAAATGATAACAAATTCCACGGAGGTCGTAGACATAATTGACCAGCGAATCATTCGATACGTATTTGTTCAAATTCAATGCTTCTAAAGGAAAATCAACCAAATCGTTTATTTTAGAAATTCCATCCGGCGAAAATCGTTTCAAAACAACAAAGAGGACCTGCGGGAAACTACGAAAACGCAGGCGCTTTTGCACTGGTTGATGCTGGTTTGTGTGTTCGTTGTACCAGGAATTCTCCCCATCCAAAATTTCGCAGCAGGTGTAGTCGTCGAGACAATCGTAAATAGTGATTTGCGGTAATTTCAAATCGATTGGTATTTCCAAATTCAACACACTATAGTGTTCTAGTTTGGACGACAATATGTGTTTTCCATCAATGGAGAGAATTTCGGAAACATGTTTTGCCTTTTCTTCGCCCATCCAAAGACAATCGAAATCGAGGGGACAGGGCATGTTCGACACGAGTTTTGTTTTGTCTGGTTCCGTGAAAAAAAAATGAAACAGTTCTCCCAAATCACATTGCACATAACTGTTGGCAATGTCATCCCGCCCTTTCATCGCGGCCACGTGTCGTATATGGTGAACAAATCGTTTGGGACTGACGACCGTTGGTTCATGGATTTGATTCATCATTTGTCGCAACGAATTCCACTCCAACATCAACATCGTTTCTGGGGTATTGATTTGTCTCAACGATTCCACAATTTCGTGGGTCTCCAACGAACGATTGAGTGGTTCAATCAATCGCAACAATTGAATGAATGAATTGATGAAACACGTATTGCCTAAATTTTGCAATCCTATCCGCGTTTCATTCATCTTTTGTAAATTATGTATATCATTTTTATTTTTTTGAATTTATATTGTTTTGGAAATACCATCAATTATCGTCTGCCGTTTGGGTGTCAATGATTTCATAGTGGATACGCGTTTGTTGTCCATATTTTTGAGAGTAAAATGGCGGTTCTCTCCGTCACCTTCGATGCATAATGCAGGTATGGAGATAATTTCGCGTGTTCCCTTGTCATAATGAATGTCCTTCATTTTCTGCAATTTGCCCTTCTCGAGACACGTGCTAAAAAAGGTCTTCAACAAACGAATTTCTTGCGTCGTATAACCATTGTCAAATCCATATTTTTCTGCAAACACATGCAACCGTTGGATTTTTTGCGTCTTGTCCAACTTTGACCATATTTCATTTCGGTTTTTTTGGTTTTCTCGTTCCATGATTTTATCCAATTGTTGATATTCCATGTTTCCACCAGATAGCGAGCCAACCGAAGAAGAAACAATGTATTTTTTAATAGAAGGAAAATTGGCTTTCGATTCGTCGTTTTTGGCTTTCGATTCGTCGTTTTGGGGTTTCGATTCGTCGTTTTGGGGTTTCGATTCGTTCATTTATAACAATATAAACAAACCTCTATATGATTTTGTCGTAAAAATAATAATAAATAGTAGAAACTAAAGTATCCAATGACAACAACTGTACAATCCAAGTGCAATATTCGAGTGTTTGATGATTTTACAATACACATGTCCAACACGGGCAAATACGAAATGACGCCACAAATATGTTCAATGGTGTTCTCGCGACATACCAGTAAATTGGTGTCTCGGACCATTACGAATTCGTTGTACTATCGTGCTTTCCAACAACGCAATCCAGTATTGAAAGAATGGATGGTTTACGAAACAATTTTGGGTACCACGATACAATTGTTCTACGACGAATTTTCTCGTCGTTGGAACATAGCAACCAAACAGGACATGGGAGAAATATATTTGCCGCGCATAATTCACCAATTGAACAAACATTTGAATTCAGAAAGCACTATAGATTTGAACGTGTTGTTGCAGGATTGGGACCCATCCTTTACGTATCAATTCGTATTGACCAATTCGGACGAGCTGTATTTGATTGCCGTATTGATGAAAACCACCGATTTGGATTGCAACGATTGCGTGCGGTCGGAAAACTTTTCTTTTTTGACCAATATAGCAAGACCGAAACGCATTCAAATTGAAAAGGAAGAACACATATTTGATTATTATGGTTCTTCCTTTTCCGCGTCGAATGTTCCTGGGGTGACTGTTCTCTCGAACACGGGAGACATGACTTGTATTCGCAATCACAATTATTACCGACGGCGGGAGTGCAAAGAATTGTCCAAATCCGATTTTTTCGAATATTTATGTTTTTATCGCATTGAACAATTGCCGGTTTGGTTTCAATTGCATTCTACCCAGGGGGATGCCCACAATGCCGAGACATACGAGAAACAATTGAAACAATTCATTCGCGGAATTTGTTTTGCCCATTTGCAATTTTATACGTTGAAAGAGAACATTCATAGCATTGCTCCTATTTTTTTTCGTCACATCGACCACGTCGATTCCTGCGACATGGACGTAGTTCGCGCTTATTTTTTATCGTTATCACCGATAGAAATTGTAGATTCGTTGTATTATGAATAACGATACACCAACCAAATCATCAACACCACGATACAAATGAATGACAATGCAATCCATCGCCGCTTACTGGCGTAATCGAACCATTGTTTTTGTAGTGATGTCTGATAATTTCGTTTGTATATTTCCAAGGATTCGATGAATCCCACTTCGGGTTTTCCTAGACGAACGTTGATTTTGTTATGAATCGCCCATATCCATTTGACCAAATGGTCACGGTTGTCGAGGAAGGCGGACACTGGATAAACGTCCAACAAATAGCTCAAATAATCACCCATCTCAATATCGGGGACAAACAATGGCAAATTCATGAAAAAATCATAATATTTTCTCCGAGTGACTTTGTTCGGATGAAGAGGATAGGTTTGTGCAATGGTATGAAGGACGAACCAATAGCGAGGACCCCATACCTGGGGATCATTCATTGTCTTGCTTGTATTTGTATTATATTATTCTCAATGCTTGGACGTTGCACTCGCAATTTTGTCCAAGAGACCTTTGTTCACTTCCATTGTGAAATTTTGCAATTGCAGCAATGTTGTTTTGAGTGTATTGTTTTCGGTTTTCAATGCATTGATTTCGTCGGCTAGCATCTCGTGGCGAGAATTGTATTCTTCTAAAATATCACTTAAATTTTCCGGAATGGATGTTTTGGCAACTGTCTCTAAAGCGGTCAACCGTCGGTCCACGACTTCAATGACTTGAGGGAGAGTCAGTCCGACACCTTGTTTCGATTGTTGTTGTTGTTGTTGTTGTTGAGGAGGCGACAGTGCAGAATCGGTGGCGGCGGGAGCACGACGTTTTCGAGCGGCAGCAATAGACGAAGAACTCATAGTTTGTCGTATATATTTCACTCATGATAAATGTATAATGTTCTTTTTACGCAAAAATTGATTTTTTGTTTTTACAAATAACCATCATAAAAACAAAAACAATGTCGACAATGCCTTCAGCATTTCTGTGCCCCATCACACATGAAATGATGCGGAACCCAGTCAATACACCATACGGACAAACTTACGAACGTACGGCCATTGAAGAATGGATACGAACAAATCACAATTGTCCATTTACGCGACAATCATTACGCGTTCAAGATTTGTCTCCAAATTTAGCATTGAAATCCATCATTGAAGAATACCAACTGAATCACAACCACGACAATCGCATACCAATTCGTACAACTTCTCTTGATGCTACTGGAATCGAGGAACCTCCGCTGCAAATCAAGATACATCGTGTACCACGTGAAAACAAAACGTGGGTCAAAGTACAAAGTCCAGATATACATAAAGAATTCAAAGAAAAGGTCTTAGTTCTTTGTTTGGATATTTCGTGGTCCATGAGCGGTCGAGCCATGAAAACAAAGGTCGCAACGACGACGGACAACGACAGAGAAGCCTTTGAAATGACACTGTTGGAAGTTCTGATTCACGGCGCCAAAACATTGGTGCAAAGTTGCACTGAAAAACATTATATCGGTATTGTGGTTTTCTCGGATGTTGCTCGCATTGTTGTTCCCATTGTTCGTGCGAATGACATGGGGAAAAAAACAATGATGGACTGTTTGGAAAATTTGGTACCCGAAGGTTCCACCAATTTGTATGATGGTATTCGTACATCAATGGAATGCATTCGACAATTCCAGCACACATTGGCCGGAGAAATCACATCGTCGATTGCGTTGTTTACCGACGGTGAACCCAGCCCTCAATATTCTCCGTCGCGTGGATATGTGTATCAATTGAAACGATACATGGCATCATTGTCCGACAACAACAAACGATATCCCGCACCCGTTCACATATTTACCTGCGGAAACAACGTGGATTCTTATTTGGCCGACGAAATAAGCAAAGAAACGGGTGGGGCATATGCGTTCATATCCGACGCCACAATGATAGGTGACATATTAGAACATTTCATTTCGGGGTTTCAATGCACACGTATGCAACAAATTATGTTGTCCATCGTCGGTGGTGGAGACCCCCTTCTCGTGAGAAACATTCAATATGGACAAGACCGCGATTTCATCATTCCCGGTTTGGTGGACAATTGCAAAGTTATCGATATCGACAACAAGGACATTCCCATTGTCTTTTCAAGCGACACAATAGACGACGAGTATTGTTTCCACGTGGTTCGATATTTGGCCATTGAAACGATGAGTCGTTGTATGGAACATCCCGATTCCGTGGAACAATCTATATTTACCGATGAATATTGGTGGAGACAAACACGACCGACAAATGCGACAATCGTTTCACGAATCGAAACCATCATTCACGATTTTAAAAATGAAATTCGCATGGCGTTGAAAAAGGAAAACTATAACAATTGGGGGTTTCATTATTTGTTGTCCATCAAGAGAGCGTATGAATTACAACATGCCAACAATTACAAGGACGCAAGTGTGCAGTTTTACGGCGGACCTCTCTTTCATTCTCTCTTGGACCGCGCCAACGATATATTCATGACGTTGCCAATGTTGCGTAAAAAGCGCCTCGACAATTACCAAATACAGCGTTCTTTCCTATCCAGTCAAACGTACAATTCGCGTATAGCCACCGGATGTGTTCACGGGGAAAGCACCATACATTTGGTGCACCGTGAGATACCAGTGCATGCCTTGCGAAAAGGCGACGTCGTACTTCTCGCCGACGGCAACCAGGCTACGGTAGAGTGTATAGTGGTTTGCAAGAAAGATGCCGGTGTATCTTTGATACGAATCGGCGAGAAATTGTGGATTACGGAATATCATCCCATCCGGTATTTCCAGACGACGGAAAAATGGTGTTTCCCCAAAGATGCGGCAGACGCGGACCATATACACTACAACGAACCGGTTGATTTGTACTCAATCGTGTTGCAGGAGAGAACAACGACGAAATCGGGATTTCTCATGAGTTCGAATATTGAAGTGGCAAGTCTGGGGCACGGATTGCGTGACCCCGTGGTGTCGCATCCGTTTTGGGGCACAGAAGAAGTCATTCGCCAATTGAAGACCATTGCCAGTTACGATACCGGTATTGTTCATATTGGTGGATACAAACATTGCGAGGATGGTGAGATTCGTGTTGTATGATGTGTTCAGATGTTTTTATAATACGCATAATAATATAATGATGGAAAAACAAGAAGGATTCTTTTTTTTTATTTTGGTTTTTCTTTTAGGAATTTTTTCCTACGTATATTACTGCAAACGCGATGAATTGGAACTCAAATGCATCCTTTCCAGTGTCGATGGAAACAAATATTGCGTGAGAGAACGGAGTCGAATGAGCGAGGCGGTGGACAAATTGGCGAGAATTACGAACAAATGTGTTGAATTGGTGAATTATTTGAAGCAAAAACACCCCGATGATGACCGCGTAAAAAAATTAGTCCGCGGTTTCAATCCGCGGCGTGTAAACGAAACCTTACCCACGAGTACGTATACGGCTTATAGTGAAAACAAGGGTGAAAAAACGGCGTTTTGTTTGAACCGAACGTCCAAAACAGACAACGAGTCGGGATTGATTGACGACCATACACTAATGTTTGTTGCCTTGCACGAATTGTCTCATGACATGACTACAAGTATTGGTCACGAGGAAGATTTCTGGGAAAATTTCAAATTTTTACTGTATGAAGCAAACGAGGCCGGTATCCACAGCCCAATCGATTACAGCAAAAAACCGGTGGAATATTGCGGTATGACAATTCACGACAATCCTTATTACGACCATTAACAATTCATTTCTTTCCAATTCGTTCCAATTCAATTCAATTTGTACAAGAACCACCAAAGCATGACAACGCACGTTTGAATGAGGATTGCTTCAATGACCAACCGTGCGTTGAAGTTGTTGTCGTCGTCCTGGTTGAATGGTTGACGTTTCATCTCTTCGGTTTTTAATTTTTCCAGATAGAGAATGGCGTCCATGTGTTCTTGTTTAGCGTGTTCAATCCACTCCAGCACGGTCAAGTCTTCGCGGTCCAACGTATGACCATATTTCGTTTTGCCAAAATGTGCTCTCTCAACAAACTGATGGAGAACCGAGGAAACAATACTGTCAAGTTCGGTAATGTCGATGGTTTGTTGCGTACGTGACATGTTTTTTATGTATTGTATATTGTGATGTACTATACTAAATTCAATTTTATTTTGAAACAAGGGGGGCAGTATTCAGTAAAATAGTTCTACGATTTCTATCGTTTTTTCAGATGGGTTATCTATCCAATATTGAATTTGTTGTTTCAAACTATTTATTCTATCTTCCCATTTTGTTTTGTTTTGTTTTGTTTTCCTAATAGGATTGGGTAATTCTATCAACTACATCCTTTTCTTTGGTTTTGTAGTTTCGGGATACTTTTATATCTGGGCACAACAAGGCAAACAATACCCATTGTATTTTGGATTCGCCATTGTTTCACATCGTTCTTTTCAATTTCACACTATAATTTGATTTCAATTTTAAGTCGCAAAAACGTCGTCTGGGTTAAAATTTATAATTGACATAAAAATTGAATCAAATACAATTCAACAAAACACTATACAACCCATGAACGAGTTCAGACAGAATATACGAAACAAATTGAATCGATTGATAAACAACGACGAAACCAAAGCGACCAATTTAGAGATTGGCATTTACAATTATGCCATCCAGGAGGCCATCCGCAAAAAAATAGTAAGAACCTGGGACAACAAACATTTTCAGCGGTTGTACATTGACCGTCTGAAAACAATTTATTTCAATCTCACACCGGAAATAATTGCATCGTTTCACCTAGAAGAATTGAAACCGCAAGACTTTGCCTTCATGACCCACCAAGAAATGCAGCCAAGTCGATGGAAAGAATTGATTGAACAAAAACAAAAACGCGAAAACAGTAAAACAATGGTGCGACAATGTGCGACCAATTTGTTTGTATGCAAAAAATGTTCTTCAAAGAATTGTACATATTACGAGTTGCAAATAAGAAGTGCGGATGAACCGGCGACGGTTTTTGTGACCTGTTTGGATTGTGGTAAGCATTGGCGCACATAAAGTATACTACGACACTGGCTTCGTCTCGCCAAAAAAGTCAATCAATTTGCGAACAATGTCGCGACCCAATTTGCGTGTTTTGCCATTGGTGGTTTCAATCAATATAGAGTTCAATGCATTGTCGCCGCCGTCCCGCAACGAGAGTAAGAATTCAGTGATTGTAGTGTCTTTCAGCAAGGTGCGTGCAATCGCAGGACTGATTCCAGGGATTTGAGACAGCATAACAATGCCAATGTTATCTTTGGTGATATTGTCTTTTTTTACTGATTTGACAATGGAGTTGCAGTAATCATTGCTGCTGTCCATGGCGTTGCTGGCCATGGTATTGCAGAACAATGGCGTACCTTTTTTGAATTCGCGGCATATTTTGTGTGCCATATTAAGCAACATATCGGCGGTTTCTTGCACGGAATAGGAGCGAAGGATGGAGAAACCTTTGAATTGATTCAACGAGACCATGGATGAATATACACGTTGTTTTTCCTGGTTGGTGCACCCCTGAAATGTACCTTCGACGATATAAACGACGCGATGAGGCGGTACATTGGTAGCATTTTTCAGACGAAAGGATTGTTCTCGGTATCTCCCATCGGTAATGCTGGCCAACAAATCCCTTATAGTTTTACGTTCAAAAAAGTGAATCGTATCTGCTGTCTCGTCGCCGGTTTTGAAAATGACATCCCCGAGGGGCAGCATAGATTTTTCGATTTGTATGATGGTTTTGTCATACTCCATTGTGGTCGTGGTCAAATTGGCGTACAATTCTGTCTCGCGTTCATCAACAACAATACGCATGTGGAAGATATAATCAATGAATATACATAATTATATATAGTTTAATATATACAATATTATTGAAATGGAGACAGAAGAAACGCGTATTCGAAGTGTTTCGGACACCAAAAAATCGATTCAACAAGTGATTCAAGAACAACAACAATACAAAAGAAAATCATCCATGCACCTTTCGCGACAACCCCCCAAGAGCATCATAGAGGAACAAAGAAAAAAGGAGGAGAAGGAATCTATTTTCACGTTTTCCGAGTTTGACCTCGACACGGACGCCATTCCGACGTGTTGCAATCCATTGTATCCTACATTGGTGGAACAACACGAACAAACCGAGAATTTGAAAATCAAATTGATTGCGGACAACCAAAAATTGCAGGAGAAGAATACGTCTTTAGTAAAAGAAAACGAAGAATTGACGGAAAAGTATACTTTCTTGCTGAATGAAAATCGTGAGTTTTTCAACAATTATTTGTCGATTCACGGTGAGTATACAAATTTAGTGGAAACCAACCAAGCCTCGATAGCCAAACACAACGAATTAATCCAACAGAACGAAGAATGGATGCAGAAATATACATCTCTCAACCAAGAACATTTGAAGTTGAGGGATGCGTACAATACGGGGGTCAACGAGGGCGTTCAGCAATACAATGATTTGGTTCAGGATCATAGGCGATTGGTCGAGAGATTGGCCGAGATAGAAAAAAGCAACACTGCGGACAAGGACCAATGGGCACACGACATGGAAAAAATGGCGGTCATTGAACAACAACACACTCAATTGATGCAGGACAACCAGAAATTGATGCACGAACACGCGGCATTGATTCAAGACAATCAAGGTCTCATTGAAAAAAATACCAATATAATGTCTGAAATACAAACCATAATACAAACCAATGAAATTTTGAACCAGGAAAAACAAACATCGGATACGGAAAATAAAAAGTGGATGGACAAACATAGTAAATTGATTGAAGAGAATCAAGACATTATTCATAAATTTGCTTCGTTGGTGTTAGAAAATCAACGATTGATTGATAATTTCTCGTCGATGCAGGAGCAACATTCTCGTCTTGCGGCGGATTACAGGCATTTGGTGGACAAACACGAATCTTTGTTGCAAAAACACAATCAATTGATGGAAAGCAATCGTCAGTTGAAGAAAACGTTGGAGAGTTCCATGAATCGCGATAATTCCATCAAAGAAGACACGACGTTGACAACGGGGGTGGATATGGTGGATTGGTTGAAACCGAGCACTACACGGTTGGTGAACAATGAAGTATTCACAATCAAATATGGGCATACAATTCATGTCAAACCGGAATCCGCGCCGGTTTCTTTGCCGATTCCTCTGGTAAAAACTGGCGTGAATGTGCCACCATTGACACCTTTCAAAATACAAACTGAGCCGTACAACAAACCGGAAAACAAACCTCGTTCATTGTTTGACAAGGCAGACTTGTTCGCACCTGCGACAAATTACATGAAAAATACGTTTATGAATTTCACGCCATCGTAGCCGTCACGCCGTCGTAGCCGTCACGCCGTCGTAGCCGTCACACCGTCGTAGCCGTCACACCGTTGTAGCCGTCACGCCGTCACACCGTCGTAATGGTATTGTTTCGTTTTAGAATAAGATTCAATTTGAAATAATCGTACCAGGTTTTTACGGGTTGTACATCCGTGGTTATAAAAATAGGTGGATTTTTATTTGCAAGTAAATTGTAAGTAGTGACAATTTCTGCGTAAGACAAGGGATTCAAGAAGTAAGAAACGTTGCACACCGAACCATACAAACCATTGTCTTCCCCGAAAGACATGGTGTCGTTCACGGCATAGGTCGGTTGGTCAGCGCGACCCATTTCACAAATGTATCGCAGTTCACCGTTGACATAGAATTCGCAATTGCTGTTTGTGTAACTGAATACGAAATAATTCCATTTTTGATTGGGCAAATAAAACGTGAATGCGTGTTGTTTGGCATTCACATTGGTGAACAGGGCGACATAATAACCGTTTTGCTCGTCGTTGACGAAATACAAGGCCGGTTTGCCTCCTCCGTAATTGAAAATGGCGGTTTCACTGGTGAGATAGGTGGGGTTGATGTACGCCCAAAACGACAAACTGTAACTACGATTGAATACAACGTCCATATCGGGAGAAGGGGAAGTGATGGAAAACATGTCGGTAAAATAATATTTCGCCGTGGGTCGTTGAACATGAAACAAATTGCTGTTGGAGATGGATGTGTATCGGTTCAAATACAACAATCCTGGCAGTATGTCGATGCGATTCTTGTTTCTTGTAATGAACCAAGGCAACAGAAAATACAAAATGACAACACCGATTTCCAACAGTATCATGAGGAACACAATACCTGGTGTAGACAACACATCCCGGAATAAATATTTGAGTCCATCCGTAACCATGCAAGGTATGAAAAAGAACAGTTGGCTCATGAATCCGGATTTGCTGGTCAATGGTTTGGCTAAAACATTATAGAGAATGACGTACAAATTGAATATCAAGAATACGGAAATTAAAATATTGACAAATTGGACCAAATCGTGACGTGGCAGATAATAATCGACGAACATAGCGAAAAACAATAGAAGCAGGACGGTGAGAAATGTATAAAATGGTAGTTCGATGTTCAGGGGGGGTTTGTCTTCGTTGGACATGAACCAATGGGGTACCACGACGCCAACAAACAAAAAGAACACAATACACAAAGTGTATATGTACCCATGAAAGGATTGTTCCGCTACTGTATCTCGTGTTTCAAAGATGGTCACGACACTGGCGGCAAATAAACTCACTACAGAAATATAAATGGGGCGACGAAAATCGCTCATTGTCGTCGTCGATATATTTTCTTTTATATTATTTGCCGAATATAATTTCGTTTTTGAAAATTGAAAACGAAATTATAGTGCTCTTTCATGCAATTAACGATATAGAATAACTCCTTTTATAATATATCATACAAATAAATGGAAGCGGAAAATAATGATTTGTTTGTGCGTTCGGTATTGTCCACACGTGTGGTGTTGCCATTTCAAGTGATAGGCAACAATTACTTGGACATTCTTCGAGAACATATTGCGAATGCTGTAGAAGGTAAATGTATTGCCGACGGTTATGTGAAACGGAATTCTGTGGACATTGTGCATTACTCGTCGGGAAAGATTGTGTTGAACATGGTCGAGTTTCAAGTGACATATCAATGTGACCTCTTTTTGCCTGTGGAAGGTATGTTGTTGCCTTGCATCACTAAAAAAATAACTCAAAAGGCAGGAATTCATGCGGAATGCATTCACAACAATTACCCCATAGCGTCAGTGTTTGTATCTCGCGACGACAATTTGTCGCATCCGTCGTACCACGAAATCAAAGAACAAATGCCATTGACAGTTCGTGTGTCTGGTGTTTTGTTCGAATTGAATGACACTACAATTACCATCATTGCAGAATTGATTTGACCGCGCGGTCACACGTCGGCAGCCGCGGCGGCATAATGAGTATGGTCAAACACAGGCTGAACATTGTCATTAACACCATTGTAAAGGTGAGTATAATAATTTTTACCGAAATCAGTGAGGGCGATTTCTTCTTCGAGAGAAACGGGGGGTGGAGGGTTCATTTCTTTCAATTCCCGATTTCGTTTTTTCTCACTTCCGGTATAGTCCATCATGGGTAGTTTGATGACCGAATTGGAGTGCGAACTGCGCCGCACCAATTCATAAATGACAACCAAAAACACTATACAAACCAAGGGATGAATCGAAAAGAACAAATACACGGCGAGAATCAACAACACAGCAATACCTAAAGCGTGGTCCAACCAATACGCAATGGGGAGGGGGATGGGCACAGGAAACAACAAAAACATTATAAAAATGACTAAAATCAAAATTTCACTCGTTGTTAATTTCTGGGGATTCAAACTGTCCCACTTGAATTCGCCATATTTTCTGTCAAAATTCATGATTGGTGAGATTTATATATTCGTTATATAAAAAACCGATGGCATTTGTTCAAGCCGAATTCACGTAATTCACGACATAACCAATGGGGACGAATGCGGTTTTGAAGTGGTCAAACATGGCTTCGTATTTATCGACGGGGGAATTGTAGAATTGGCAAAAAATAATCTGACAACCGAAATTCCTTAGCCACGAAAAGGGGGCATCCGGATTGTTCACATTGGGTTTGGAATCCGGTCTCGCGCATTTCAAAGTCAATACTCCGCGTTCCGGTTCGGCGGTCATTGGTTCGGCGGAACGAACCGTCAAAATGTTGGATTTCATTGTCAAGAAATCGCTGTATTTGTAGACCGTCCAGTCGGTATTTCCTATTTCGGCATTGATATAATTGGGCAACAATGGTGAATACGAGGCGTAATCGGGACTCAAGGATGTGTCGATGCATACAACGAGTTTGCCCATGATGCTTGAAAGTTTCGTCATGCCATTTACCGTTTTAGCCACTGTATTCGTATCGTTCATGTACAACATGGAAGTAGTTTGTTTGAGAATCGTAGTCAATTCTTGATAGACATCGCATATTTTGTTGTTTCTGTTGTTGATGCTGCAATTCGCTTTGACGCGCAATTGAACGAACAAGGGGTCTTTGGGATTGGTGTTTTCAGTGAATCCGTGGGTGACAATATAGTTGATGATTTGATGCAGAGGCAATGTATTTTGACTAATGAGTATTTTGTATTGAGGGTCCAAGGAAACGCCTACAACGGGCACCGAATCTACAAAGAAAATCTCGAAATCCAAAAATCGACAACCGCGTTGCAAAACATTGTTCAATGCATCTATAGTGATTCGTTTGCCGTCAAACGCCGAATTGTAGGAAGCCTTGATGCAATAATCAATGAGTGGCATTTGCGCCTGGTTGGAGAGAACATTCGTAATTTTTGTGTAAACCATTGATTCGTGGGTAGGGTTGGGCAACATTTTGCTCCAAACATTGTACAACACAATGGCGGCAAACAATGTGGCGAGAATCATAATTGTGAAGCGGGTTGAATATTCAATGCGCGTTTTTTTCATTTCTATATTGATTAATTGTATTGTTTGTATATAATTATCATTTCGAAAATAAAACGATAGACCTCCCAACCCGGGGGCGAGGTATTTAGAAATACACCAATTTTATTTACCCGATAATATTATAATATGGATCTTCGCAAATTGTGCCCTCCAGCGTTGTTGTATTTGATTTTGTCGTTTATTGTTTTGTTGATTAATCTGTTGTTGAATCGCGCTAGTTTAGTTGGGTTCTTCATTTACTCTGTCATTTATGTACTGTTTGTAGCATTGTGGACATGGATTCTGAATTTAATTTGTAACGCCGGCTACAAATGGATTTCATGGGTGTTGGTGTTGTTGCCCCTTATTTTGTTTATTTTGATTTTTTTCACGGATGTGGTTGCGATTTTAATTTCAATGAACAAGTACAAACATAGACCAACAATGTCTACCACCCCTACCCATAAATACATTTAATTTAAGTATTTTTATTATTTTATCAGTAATTTTTGATAAAACAATAAATCAAAATGTATATATTATTTTTTGGTTTCGTCTTCGAATGTTAAGACGTACGAATTCAATTCGTCAGAACACGAATCAAAAGACAATAAGCGTAAACTAGAAACATCGTTTTCGGTTGGGTTTATTTTTCTGGAACGGTAAATTTTTTCAATCCTAGGTTCATTGCCGGTTTCCATCTGCATCAACAGCATTTGTATTTCGCGTTCTTTCTTTCGTTTCAAATAAACATTATAGAAATAACAAAGGGCGAAAACCATCAATGATACAGAAGATGTGACCGCAATAATCAACCATAATTGAAGAAACGGCGAAGTGGGTTGCAAGGTTTGTACTGTGGGTTGCAAGGTTTGTACTGTGGGCTGTAAAGTCACTATAGTGGGTTGCAAGGTTTGTACTGTGGGCTGCAAGGTTTGTACAGTTGGTTGCATGGTTTGTACTGTGGGCTGCAAGGTTTGTACTGTGGGCTGCAAGGTTTGTACTGTGGGTTGCAAGGTTTGTATACTTGGTTGGAAACTTTGTATAGTGGGTTGCAAGGTTTGTACTGTGGGTTGCAAGGTTTGTACTGTGGGTTGCAAGGTTTGTACTGTGGGTTGCAAGGTTTGTACAGTGGGTTGCAAGGTTTGTACTGTGGGTTGCAAAGTCACTATAGTGGGTTGCAAGGTTTGTACACTTGGTTGCAAGGTTTGTACACTTGGTTGCAAGGTTTGTACACTTGGTTGCAAGGTTTGTACTGTGGGTTGCAAAGTCACTATAGTGGGTTGCAAGGTTTGTACTGTGGGTTGCAAGGTTTG